ATCAATAGACCAGAAGCAACAGCTTCTCTTTTGATAGCTTCATTTACCATTCTCATTCCACCCATACCAGTTTGAACTACTAGAGATCTTTTTGGATCTGGACCTTGGAATTCAACTTTACCATTGAAGAAGTTGTAGATCTCTCCACGGAATAAATCCAATGTAAAGTTATTTTTGTTGTATACTCTTTTGAATGAGTTATCCAACTGTCTCCAAAGACCCACAGATAATCTAATATCATCTGGACCATCTTGACGTACTCTACCTCCTTGTCCCCACATTAAGTAAGTCTCAATGTCAGTTGCAATTTTAGAAAGGTGAGCTGCTTCCATTTGAGTTAAGAAAGTTCTTGATAAATCACCATTATCAAATGCTCTTTTAACTTTGTCTTTACCCATTACCTTAATCATATCTTCTAATGAAGCTACAGAAGGATCTTGAATAGACTTGTCAAATGTTCTCCAGATCTCAGTTACAGGAACTGTACCATCTGCATTCATTCCACCTTTAATCATCAAGTCAGCACGAGATGAGATAGAATAGTGAACATGAGCTTCAGCACCACCAACAAAGTTATAGAACTCACGGAATGAAGTTCTTGTTGTGATGTCAGAAAATCTTTCACCATATTCTCCTCTAGCAGAACCTTTACGGAAAACTTTAGTACCATTAGTTAAGTACTTGTTATCCAAATATTTGAAGTTATCATTGTTTACCAATTGAACTGTGTAAACATAACCATCACCTAATGGAAGAATATCTTCATCTGTGATGTACATCTCAACTCCGTTATATTTGTCATAAGTGATGATATCACCATGTCCAAATTCACGTCTGTTAAGTTTAATTCTAAATGTAGAACCATCAGTACCTTTGAATGCAATGTTTGGTTCAATGTCTTCAACAATGTAAGGAAGATCAATAGAGACAGGAGTCTGCCATCTATACTCTCCACGAGCATTATCTACTTGAATTACATTTTTGCCACCAAAGCTTGACATTTGGTAAAGAGGCATTTCTACTTTTTGAGCCATAGCCCAAAGGTCTACTGGACCTAAATCCATAGGCTCAGCATCCTTCAGCATGTTCACCAAGTGGTAAGAATCCACATGAGAACTTGCTTGATAAGCGGTATCCCGGAGGAATATCCCATTGTTTAAAACTGGAGTTGCCATTTTTTATTTGTTTTTAAATTGTTACTAATTAAAACCGTTTAAACATATTGTTTTGACGGCTGATTGTTCTTGTTGCTTTAGAATAAGGCTTTGGCCTTTCTTCTTGTTCAACACCATTTGAAGAAGTATTTTTTCTACTTTCTTCAGTTTTTAATTGCCTTACTGTTTTTTCTACAGCTTGTCTACTACCTTGATCTTTGATTTTAGATCTGTATCCATCTGGATCAGAAAGTAACCAAAGAGCTTCAGCAATAAGATCATGTCTTGGCTCTACAAACTGATACTTCTCTAACAAGTGTCCAAGTAAGTTTGTAGGTCTACCTGAAATAGAAGGATAATTAGGTTGCACTAATCCAGAGTATAATGCACTTTGAACTTTTCTATCTAGTCTAACACCACCTAATTCACCAACTGAAAGTGTATTATAAACATTATCTTGATAAGCTCTAGCTTGTTCAGCTTGTTGTTGTTTTTTATACTCTTGTTCTGCAAGTTGTCTATTCACTATACTCTCTTGCATTTTATCTAACTTTGGTTTAAACTGTTGAGCCTTTTGTTGTAGTCTACCTAGTTGGTTCCAGTCTTCAATTTCTTCTTCAATTTCTTCTGGAGTTCCAAAGTTAGTTGCGTATAAATACTGTCTTGCTATTTCAGCTTGATCATACTCATTAGAGGGATCTAATTCTCTCATCTCTTCTACCTGTGCAAGAGTTCTAAATAGACCTTTAAGGTCTTGCCCTCCATCAGCTACATATTTTGCAGCATATTGTAGTTCTTCAGGAAGTGATTGGAAAAATTCTCTTGGAGTATTCTCTCTAATTCTTGCTTCTCTATCTTGGAAGTTAGCTTCAAATAACTCTCTGAAATCTTTAGTAGTATATTCTTCTAAAGGTTTCTCATCATCAAAAGGCATTAGAGTTCCTTCCTCAATCATTTTACTTGCAAGTTCAGCAAGACCAGATTTATCAACCTTTGGTCTTCCTTTATTACCAGCTTCTTCTTCTTGAGAGATAAGTTCATTAAGTTCATTAATGGTCTCTTCTACTTCAATCTTCTTTTCTGCAGCTTCCTGTTTTTCTTCAGCAGTTGTTGCAGGATTATCAAAGAACGTCATATCTGTTTTCTCCGCAGTAAAAACAGATTTTTTTTCTGGTTCTTTTTGATCATCTGGTAACATGATGTTTTCAGCACCAGGTACACCAAAAAGAGAATCAATATCTACATCTACTTGTTCTACCGTTGTAGAATCTTGCACCTGATCATCAGGTTTGTTGTTGGTTGTTTCCATGTTGTTGGTTTTATGTTATACTTTAATATACAAAATAAACTTGGAAAATTTAAAAGCTAAAAAAAAATTTTTTGCACTATATAGCTAAACCTATTTTTTCTTTTTATCAGAAGATTTAGAATCATACTTATTTTTATTAACTCTTGCTATTTCTAACTGTTTATTTGCAATATCTTGTTGTGCTTGTAATTTTTGTTGTTCAATACTCATTTTTTGTGAATGCATTACCATATTGTCACTTTGCTTTTGTCTCTGGATATTAGTTTGATCTCTATACTGTTCAGTTTCTCTAATTTCTTTCATAGCATCTTTAAAGTCAGATTCTTGATTTTGATTAACATCAGCCATAGATCCATATCCAGCAGCTCTAATTTCAGCTACAGTAATATCTTTCTGAATCATCTTATCATCTCTAGCAGCAGCTGCATCAATTTCCATTTGTTTTTGTTTCTCTTGAGAAGCCAACTGTTCTTGTTGCATTTGCTGTTGCTGTTGCATTTCTTGTTGTTTCTGATCTTGTAATCTTTTCTCAGACATTTTAAGAACTGTATTAAGTTCAGAAATTGATTCTGATTGTACAATTTTACCAAGATCATAAACAGAGGCACCTGTAGTATTATTCTGCATAGCCATTTGTTTAAGTTGTTCAAGAACAGCTCTATGGTTTGCAGTTGTGCTACAGAATATATTTAAGTCTCTCATTAAAAGATCAGTGCCATCTACCTGGAATGTTACTTTTTCATCAGCTTCAGTAATATATGTAAGTCTTGTTGATGGTTTAGTACTATGATAATACTGAGCTAAGTCTGTTCTCATTTGATGAACTCTTGGCATTAAGTAATCACAGTGCTGCATGAAGTAAGTTTCTGTTTGTGCATATGAAGCTGCAGTAGCTTGTTCTACTCCGGTTGCAGTCATTTGAGCTATCTGCTGTCCCATTCTTTGGGGACTAACCCCTATTACTTCATAAGCTTGTTGCTTAAAGTGGTTAGCTAACTGTATCCTTGACATTAATCTCTCTGTCTGAGATAGATCTAGTTTTTGAAAATGTTGGAAGTTTAATGCATTCTCTGTATTTGTGATAGATGTATCTAGAGGAAGCATCTGGAAGTTCTTCATTGCTACATAAGCTTTAGCCAAATTACCTTTACCCCAATCTTCTCCTAATGAGTGTCTTGGTAAAGTATTCTGGTCAAGCATGATGATAGTACCTAATTCATCTACTAAGATATCCGCTATTTGATTATTAACTATGTTATAACCAATCTGGTATGGTTTCATTAAGTCAATAAGTGCAGTAGACTTAGTATTTCTATCTGAAAAAACAGATCCTTCTACTGGAAGTTTACAACCATATAAACTATTGTCACCTTTAAACTGAAATTTAACAGGTCCTATATTATGTCTATTCACTCCTATATAAATAGGTGTAAAACCACCCGGATTATTCATACCCCAGAATGAAGGAATATTAGGTCCAATTTTAATTCCACCCCAGGTTTCATTAATCCAAATCCAATCTATATGTTCTCCATAAATTAGATTATCTCTACTCTTGTTTTTAAAGAGTCTAGTATCATATATTGGTTTATCTGTAACTGCATAATCTTCACTAATAATTTCAGTTAACACTTCACCTGTTTCTGTTACTTTAGTTAGATGACCTACTTTTTTCTGTGACTTCCAATAAGCTTGAGTTACTCTAAGTAGATAAGCAGTACCCTGGTCATAATAGTCTTCTCCCTCAGACATTATTTGAGTAATAATATCAGAACCATCAAGAACATTACCCGCCATAAAAGATGTATACTGTCTATATGCAAGTGATGGCATATTAGTATTCCAGTCATGAGGTTTGGTACCATCATAGAAAGCACCATCATTTTGTAGACCTCCTATATTATAAACTGCAGATCTAATTGGATATATAGCTTCTAATGCGGCTAATTCATCTTCACTCATTAAATAACCAAATCTATCAATTACATCTGAAGGAGTAAACATTTCAGTTTTACCTACCCAGTTAGCTTGGGATACATATCTTATATCTGGTGACTTATGATAAAATGTAAGAACCGGATTCCAAAGTTCTACTTCATAATCATCTTCCATCATTCTAAAATGCCAGAACTCTCTATCAGTAATAAGCATATCTCTAAATGCTCTTTCCTCAAGTTCATCCATTTTAAATCTTTCAACATCAACTTTATGTTGATGACTAGCCCATTGTTCAATTATTGATCTATAGTCTTTTTGAAAAAACTTTTCAATCTCAGGTAATGATTTAACTTTATCAGGAGCAATTTGTTCTTGTGCTTCTGGTGAATTTGGATCTAAACCTTGTTGAATTAATGCGGATATAATTTTTGTTTGTGCATCTGACATTAATGTTTCTTCAATCATTGCTCTTTTTTGTTCAAGCATTTCATTATAAGAAATATCATCAACAGCTCTATAACTTAATTTAGTTGATCTTTTAGCAAATTCAGCTACTAGAACATTAATAACATTTGGAATGATTGGATAAAACTTTAATTCTAAGGCAGAAGAATCTTCTTTAGTAAGAAGTTCAATTATATCTCTATACTCATTATCTTCTTCAACTATATAATCTGTTCTATCAATTATACCTTTAGCCAGTTTATAATTTTTCATTAGTCTTCTAGCATTTCTACGGATTTGTTTTAATCCTTGCCATTCTAACCAATCAAGATTCCAAGCTGCCCATTGATCATCCTTATCTTTTTTAGGTATGAACTGTAGAGGCTGTGTCACACTACCTAGACGGTTATGATCTACTTTGGCCCCTTTTTTTATTTGCATTGCATTATATACCTGCATAACTTTTATTTAATATTTTTGAAAGGTGATCTTTTAAAATTTTGATTATTAAAAGATGCACCCTTACCCATGTTACGGAAAAGACTCTTATTTAATTTAAACAAATTTTCTGACTTTTGCAAGTTTTTAGCTACATCATCTAATATTGTTCTTTTATTATAACCTCTATTAGACTGTTGAATTTTCATAAAAGCTACAAGTGCAGCAAAAGAAACTAATCTATCCACATTGACTCCTGGTGAATATTCTCTCATTTCTTTGATCAACATTGGATCTGGAATTCTTTCTATACCATATGTTGTTCTTACAACTGTACCATCTGTTTTTAACTCTTGATCTAATTCTTCTTTAGTAAACTCTATAGCATAACTAAGAAGATGTGCTTTAAATAGTGTACCTGTATTTTTCCAACCATATTCCTGAAATACATTAGCATTAGATCCAAGATCTTTTAAGAACATGATTTGACTTTTGGGTACTAAATATTTTTGTTTTCTTCTTTGGATCATATATTGGATAAACAAAGAAATATTATTTTCTACTAGTGTCCATGCATTATAAATTTCAATAAGGAACTCTAGTTGTTTATGTGTTTGATTTATATCATCATATCTACCACACCAAGCAGCTACTATTTTACCTTGCTCTACATAGGTTTCTGTTTCTGTTCCTGTAACTTTAGTAACTTCAGTAGGTGCTTTCATTATGTAGATAGAACATAGAGATTCTGAAGTTGTAGTTTTACCTTCACCTACCGGGTCAATAGAAGCATAATAATATCCAAATTCTGGATTATCTATTGGTCTTTCCCAAACAACAATACAACCGGTTTTATCTTCGGTTTTTTTGTTTATTGGAAATTCCATTATTGGTCTTTTATTACTTTTAATAAAACTTGGTTTTCCTTCAGCATCAGTGGATATATCTAAATATTCATAACCATACTCCTTATCTTCTATTCTTCTTTCTTGAGCAGTAAGAAGATGTGGAGGAAATACAGATACTGTTCTATGTGCAAATGCTTCTTTAATATTTCTTGGATGCTGTGATATTCTGAGCTGATACTCTTCTGGAGCTAACTCTTCTTTCCACTGTTTAAATTGTTTTTCTAATGCTTCTAATGCATCTTCTACAAGTGAATTACCATAATCATCTATATAGGGCGGCATAGACCATTGTTCAGGAATAAATAAACCTGATAAACCTGTAGTACCTTTATCATCTATAAGATCAGTTTCCACTGCATAGATATCTTTAGCTGTAGGATTCATAATCATATCCTTAAGAGGAAGGCATTGTGATAAATCACCTACAGATCCTGCAGCTATAAACATACCTGTTGTGATCATACCAGATCTCATGGCCGGGCGCATGTACTCATATGTCTGATCCATCTTAGGAGCAATTCCTGCCTCCTCATGAAAGAAGTATTTAACCGGACCCCCTACACCATTTGTTGGATCTTTCTCAAATGACATACCTTGTATTGTACCTTTGAGACCAACTTCTGTATTTCTATCTCCTCTTCTTACTTGGATCTTTTGTTGCCACATCATTACTTTGTCTGGTGACATAGGTCTATACCATGCTGTATGCTCATTTAAGAATGCAGCATATTCTTGTAAGAATTTCCAGGATCCTTTCTCATTAATATAATCTTTAAGACTAGCTCCCATCTTAAGAGTAACCCCGGCCTCAAACCATTGCTGGTTTATAAACTTACCCATGTGATAGTAAGAAGAAGCTATCTGTCTTTTCTTTAGAATAGCTGCATGTTTATAATTTAGTTCAGACAGTAACTCATAAAGAGCTAAGTGATACTGAGCATCTCTGATTTTAGCAAAACCAAATTTTTGTTCTTCCTTATCAAAGATAGGTAGGAAGTTTAACCACATATAGTATTCTCTTGCAAGAAACCATGTATCATCACCATCTTTAACTATGATACCTTTGCGGCATTTAATCTTTTGCTCATCCCAATAATTTATAAAGTCTTTGGATTTAAAGGGAGCTGTACAATATACTCCATCTTTTTTAAATTTTTCTGACTCTGAAATAAATATTTTATTGGTTGTTTCATTAAAATTATATTTTCCAGGTTCTTTAAATAAATCTCTGATGAATACACTGAAGTCATCTCTGGATTTAAAACTTGTGGTTGTCCAGTTTCCGTTGTCATAGGTTGGTATGTCTTGATAAATTTCACTCATTACATGTCATATGCTAATCCTTGGCCACCTCTTACTCTACTTGATTGTTCTTCTTGAAGATCCTTATAAGCACCTTTAAATGATTGTCTTATTGCCTCATAGTTTTTAGCTGCAGCAATAAGTGAATTAAAGTTACCATCCCTACCATGGGTAATTGGTGTATGCTCCATGTATCTTCCTAATCTATCTAACATGGAAGCAATACCTTTATATGCTCTTGATGTAGGAGTTTCATACATTCTTTGACAAAACTGTAAGGCTATAAAAATTGTTTCATCCTCGGTAGAAAAATCTGCATCAATCTGTTCTAGTATTATATGTTCTTTGTCTACATCCGGTGTAAAGAAAAAAGGATTAAGGTCCGGATTAGGACATGCCATGTAAAATAAATAAAGATAAATCTTTAAATAATCTTCTGGATATTCATCCATAACATCTTTCAAAGCTTTTAATGTATAACAATGTTCAGTAGGTATTACTACTCCATTCTGAACATCAAATAGTTTTGTAAACATTATTTCTTTTTAATTTTAGATTTGTTATCATAAAGATAATGAATTATTGCTTGTACTTCATCTATTAAATATGGTATTGCAATTGGTATGACTTCTTTTACAACAGGTTCCCCATTTTCATCTAACTTGGTTATTGGATAGCCCCAGTTATCTTCTCTTTCTACTTCAAAGATTATATGATGAATAAATATTTTTCCCGGTTTTAGTTTAGGATTATGCTTCAATATAATATACATATAAACACTCAATTGTAAAGCATAATGATAAAAATTACAATCTTCAAGATTATCTACTGGTGGTAACATCATTTCTGATTTACCTTCCCAATCTACATATGATTCTGTATCAATTTTTTTATTAGTCTTGTAGTCAATGATATTTACTTTACCATTGACTACTTCAACTAAATCTGATTGTCCACAGATACCTGTTGATCTGAGATAAACCATATGTTCTGGATACACGCCTGGTTCTAGTTTTTGTGATGGTGCAATTTTGTCACCTTCTTTAAGTTCAGTTGGTTTAAATACAGGTACTGTAACACCTTCTCTTTCCATTGATGCTAAAGAACAGATATCATCTTCTCTTTGGTTATGATACCATGTCCCTAGTGTAGTAGATCTGTCAGCTTCATTTGTCCAGATTTGTTGGATAATTACTGGATCAATACCATACCATTTTGATCTTTTACTTTTACTAACTCTTTCAGCAACTTTCTTTGCATCAAAAGGTTTCTTAAAATGTGAAACAAGTGTGGTTACACTTATCCAATCAATAGCTTCTCCATCAATACTGGTATAACTATGATTATCTGCATTAAATTTTATCATTTCTTTAGTTGTTCTATAGCAAGTATTGCTATGTTAAAATTATCCATATCTTCTGATCTCAGCATTTTAATTAAACTATCTGTTGTATCAGAATCTATCTTACCTTTCTCCTGCATCCATTCTACAAACCCAACAGCATTTTCCATAGCCATTAAATGTGCTAGTTTATCTGCTATCATAGGACTAACTCTAATAGAATGACCTTGAGAAGCAATACCATCTGTCAGCAAAGATTCAAGCTCTGGTAAGTTATGCATTTTCAATAATTGTGTTAGCTAATAAAACAGATGCTTCATCTGCAGACATCATCATCTTTCTGATATTAGTTACTTCTTCTTGACTAAACTTACCTTCCATGCAAGCTATCTTAAGTCTTAGAAATTTATTCTCAAGCTCTAATCTTTCTAGTCTACCTAGAATTTCTGATAATGTACTTGTTGATGTAACTGATGGAGTTGCATCTTGTATCTGACTCCATAAACCAGTTAATCTTGTATTATAGCTATTTGCAGGATTTGTAGCAATAACGTTATTAGGATCTTGAACAAATGTACCATCTGCATAATATTTATTTGGATCTATATTCATAGTATTAATCTTTAAGGTTATCTAATGCATCTTCTTCCTCTTCTGTAGCAATTGCATTCCATTTATCTAGTGGACATGATGATGATAGTGATCTGGTTTTAAAATTAAGTGAGCATCCGCATTCATTGCAACAAGGAGCAGTACCTTTTACAGCACATTTTCTACCTTTACTTGGACATTCTTCACAGATAGAATATCTCAATCTTGCTATTTCTTCTACAGTTTCATCCCGAATAACAGAATTTGTTATACCCTCAATTATCTGATTCCGGTTCTGCCAAATTAGTTTTAATGTATTTTTCATCTTTTTTCTTTTTAAAAATTTCTTTTTCTAAAGCATCTTCATCTATTTTTTGACTTAGCTTTTCAAGAGCTTCAACTTTATCTTCAAGCATTTTCTTATTATAATAAGCTTTGAATGTTGATGTGTCATGTGACACTAATCCTTTTTTATACCGATCAATAGATTTTTTAACCATGCTTGGTCTTGCTTCAAATAAACCTAATCCTTCAACATTTATCCGAGGATGTTTTAAATTAGTTAGACTACTTCTTATCTCTTTATAAAAAGTTTGAATTAAATCTTCTACAAGTTCAACAGGAATGTTCATTTCCTCTGCTAATTCTCTATAGAGTAAGTTTGACTTTTTTGGTATCATTTACCAAGAAATTTATAATCTAACAAAATACTACCCTCTGTTTGAATTTTTAAAACTGGATTAATCATTATTATTTTTTTGTTTTTTGAATCTTTTAAAACTAATCCATTCTTCTCACATTTATTTATACAGTTTCTTACTGTTTGTTCTGATTTAAAAATAGAATGTTCTTCTGAAGCTTCATAACAAAATCCAGTTAATTCAATAGGTCCAAGTTCACTAAGCAAAGTCAAGCATTGTAAGTCAGACTCACTCATTACTATACGGTTAATATAGCAATGAGTTAATATCTGATATTTAATAATGTCTTTTACAGACATTACTACTCTTTTTTGTACTTGATTTACTAAAGCCATTACACTTCTCTTTTTAATTTTCTTTCAGTAGTTCTTGGTTCAGGAATTGATTGCTCAATATTTTCTTCTCTTTCATCATCTTCCATTAAACCATTATTCTCTTCATTTTGAACTTGATTCATCATCATACCATACTGCACTTGAATACCTGTTCTTTTAAATCTAACCTCATCAATTTTAAAAAGCATCTCTTCATATTGAAGTTGTGCTTCTAAATAAGGTAGTGAGTCTTTGTAAAATTTAAGCATTTCTTTTCTTTTTGCTTCCATTTCCTCAGGTGTAAAACCCTTTTGGTTTTCTTGATTTTCCATTTTTATATTTTTAAAGTTTAGACAAATATACAATAAAAGTTTAAACAAGAAATATTTAAAATAAAAAATCCAGGCATAGAAAATACCTGGATCCTAGTACTTAGTGTGTACTTATCTATTTTTAATAGTGAAATTGAAAATAGTAAAAGAGTAGAAGTTTCTGTTTGGGTCTATCTCTATAGAAAACAAATCAAGCATAGACACTCTAGCTCTAATAGTAATTGTTTTCCAATTAGGTTTATGGCTTTTCCAGTTGTTTCTAAATTTCATACTACAAGGATAATAACATATCAATTAAATCAGGATGTGGGTACATGTCTACTTTTCCTCTTATTACATTAGTATGAGAATACATACCTGGAGTTTTGTTTGCTCTATCAAGATCCAGTACATCAAATCCATCAGCTCCTTTTGCTTTAACATATTCTACTAAACCTACTCTAGGATCAATAGAATATTTATCTGCTATAAAGAGTATCCAGTTTTTAAGAGCTACTAGTTGTTCTTCTGAATAGTTATGCCAAAACTGAAATCCTCTAAATGGTTTAGCTAACTTAATTACCTGACTAGGATCAGCTGTAGTATTTACATAAGTTTTACCATTAACTATCTGACCCATACAGCATACTTCTATTGCTACAGAATTTCTGTGCATTAAAGAGTTACCTGTACCTGTGTGCCAACCATATCCACCATCAGGAAAACATTGGATTAATTCACCGTCAAATGTTTTATTTTTACCATCAACTGATTGTCCACCTAGGACATACTCAGTAGCTACATTACCTCTATCATCTCTTGCCCACATGTCTGCTACTTGATAAGGATTAGGTCCTCCAGCAGTATGATGTAGGAAGATCCAATCTTTAGGTACGGGGCCCTTAAAATAAGTTCCTTCCATCATGTAGTGTTTCTTAATCTCTAATGCTTTTACTACTTCTATATTCTCAGCATTATCAGTATTAAGAATACCCATGTGGGCCCAAGTCTTAGGACCTACTATACCATCTACGGCAAGTCCATTTTTCTTTTGATAAGACTTAACAGCTGAATCTGTTTTAGGACCAAAGTCTCCATCTACAGTAATCTTCAAGAATGTTTGTAAGGTCTTTACTGATTCACCCTTACTTCCTTTCTTTAATACTTGCATCTTGCTATTTATTAAATTTTCTTTTCACAGCATTTGCCATAAATGTACCCCATCTTTTGAGTATATTATTTTTAGCATCTACTACTACTTCAGTACCTTCTTTAGTTTTAGTAACTGTAACATCTAGTTTTTCTCCATCAAATTTAAACTCTTTTTCTTCTTCATTAGAAGTAAGAATCACATCTGTTTTAGGAGTATCAATTACTACTTCTAAATTCTTGTCTTTTTTCTTAACACTTACTTTAGTTTTCTTTACTTTAACTTCAGCATTAATTTCCACTTGTTTCAGTGCTTTTGCTTTTTTTGCCATCTTTCTTTTTTTTATTGGTTACTATTTCTTGATCTGGACTATCTACAACAGTTAGTTGAGATAATGTAGCTGCTACTGTTCCTGCAGTTACTAAATATCCTGCTACAGTTACTACTGCTGTAGGTAATGTAATTGGAGCTGCTATTACTACTCCTGCTGCTGCACCTACTGCAATAGCAATGTTCTGTACTTTCTTCCAGAACTTAGGAGTTGGAGCATTCCATCTTTTTTTTATATTAGTCATGTCTACTATTTACTATGAATAATTTTACTGCATCTGATAATTCACTGACATTTCTTGCTAAGTTTTTAATTTCAAGTTGTGTCAGTTCTTGTAGTGCTTGATATTTTATTTGACTTTCTTGTTGTACTAGTTCTATTTTACCTTTTAATTTACCTTGTTCTTCTGTATTTTTTCTAACATCAGAGTGTATCATTTTTAAAAAGTATCCAAATATAGCAAAAATTAAACTAGCTATAAAAAGAATGAGTGTCATTAACCAGGTTTCCATTGTTATTATGTTATAAATATATATTATAATATACTAAAAATAAATGAAACTACAATAGATTACTAGGTATTTTTACTTATATTTTTAAACTAAGTTACCTTCAAGTAACCATACATTTGTACTTACTTTTGTTATTGTGACTACTCCATATGGAGCTTCAACAGAATTTAATCCTGATAATGAATTAACTATTACTGAACCACTTCCTGGTAAAATAGAAACAGAAGAAGGTCCTTCTGTTGAAACTTTAAATACTGAACCTGTAGTAATATTAACAGCACCATTAAAAGGAAGAGTAATATCTGTTACACTAGGATCTAAAATTAAAACTTGTCCCGCATAACTTTGATTTAAAGTTATACTTGGTCCTGTTAAATAACTTACATCAACAACTCCTGTATTTGTAGCAGTAACATCAATAGTGTTTGTAAAAATATTATTAGTTACATCCACATTAATACCTGGTGTAGTAATAAAATTAAGTTTTGAAGTTGAACCTACTGTAGTAAATTGTTCTAATATATCTATTGTAGGTATTGAAGATACAGTTCCAAAACCAGATTGAAATACAATATTGTCATAAGCAATATCAACAGCAGTATTTGGTGTAGCTGTATTTTTAAGTAAAAATAAGTCAACAGTTCTTATATCTGCAATAGTTACATTACCTGTAAAAAGAGCTGTGGGTATTGTAACTTGCTGCCATACTCCTACTAGTGTAGGATTTAATCCATGTTGATCTAAATATCTGATACCTAAACTTGTAAGAGATGGGCCTCCTGTTAACCGTATATAAGGTCTTCTTCCAATACCACCATCTAATGTAGCAAAATTTACTGGTAAGTAAACTCTCAAAGATAATCCAACATAAGTTGCTCTACTTATTGGAGCAGGTGCCAGAAATGTTATGTATCTTGCAGTTGAATAAGCAGTATAAGTTGCAAGTAAACAAGCTGTACCTGCAAAGGGTGCTGGTGTTGGACTATTCCAAACTGCTGTTGGTGCAGGGGCACCTCCAATTATACTTCCAACCCAATCTCCAGCTTGACTTTCTCTATAGACCCATTGATCTGTAATAGCAGGTGTTATAGCTCCAGCATTTACAAGAACATACTGAACTAATACCTGATCTCCAGGTATAGTTGGTGTAATTGGATTAGATGAAGGTACTCCAGGAATAACAGTAACTACTCCAAATTCATCAACTACAATTGCATCAAATCTAGGATCACTTGGATCTCCAACAGAAAGAGTTACTGATGTAGCAGATGATGTGTAATTAACTCCATTAATTTGATAGGTTAAAACTGTAACATCAAAGACCATCCCTGTACCAGACCAAGATGCACCACCAGTTAATAACTGAGTACCACTTGAAGTTGTTAGTGGTAAGTCTGCAATGGTTGCATATGGATTTATATTAGATGGTGTATTAGCAGATGTTGCTGCATCATATGCATTACCAGGTAAATTTCTATTTATGTTAGTACTCATTAATATGTTTTATTTAAAATAAATATGTCACTATAGATATTGTTTCCTGTAGAAGCAGTTTGCCATTGAGCTGTTACATCCAATACATTAGGAACGGTTGTATCAAATGTTGCATCATTAACTACATTAAATCCAAATCCTTGAACAGAAGCATTGTTAGTTTTTGTATAATGAAATGATCCTAGTGAAACTATAGATGCTACACCCGGACCTCCTATTGCTCTAATAGTAAAATCTACATTTAAAGACCAGACATCATTTATAACACTACTTCCTAGATTCTGTGCAAGACTATCTAAAAGGAGAACAGCTCCTGCTCTAACTCTAATTCTAATATTTTGATTATTATTAGCATTCATTACACCACCAAACACAGCTCTAAAGCTATCTCCTACTTTAAATCCATTAGCAGGAACAGATAAACTACCTACACCACCATTTATTAATGGTGTCTCTACATCTGTATTAGTAATAATAGTACTGTTTGCTGTTTGAGCAAATAATCCCCTAGTATAACCTAAAGGATTTAAAGAATACTTATCTATATCAATATGAGTACTCATTATGTATTATACGTTATGATAAGTGATGCTCCTACAAAATCAGTATCCCAAGCAAAAGTACTTGGAGGGTATTGATTACCAAGTCCACCTGCATCCATATTAATAGTTACTCCAACTGGTATAGTCACCGGTGTTGTTCCTCCATCAAATGAAAGTGTTATAGGAACAGTACCCACATTTGCAAAAGAAATGGAATAAACTGCATCAGGTAAAAATCCTATAACACCAGATAACACCTGAATATTTGGTGTTATTTGAACTTGAGCTTGTTGAGTACATAAAGTAACAGCTACTGAATCAACACAATTTTGAGGACCTGTAGGACCAACAATAGTAGTATTTGTAGAAACTATTCCATTAGTATCTACTTGAACTGCTGTCCAGTTTGTACCACCATCAGTTGATCCGTAAATACCTACTCCATCAGCAGATGGTGTTAATGCACCAGCATCTACTGGTAAAGGATTACCTGAATTTACAGTAGTACCATTAGCACACAATGATACTTCATCAGTACAAACTAATGGTCTAATATCCAAATCAATTGCATCAACAGTAATAGAGTTACCACCATCTTGAATATTCACAGCTGCTGCTCCTGCACCATTTTGTACAGTGATATTTTCTAATGCAGTAAGAGTAGCAGTACTTAATGATACTGTACCATCTACTGTAATAGAACCACCATTATCTGTTACTGGTAATGCAGTTTGGTTAGATGCAATAACTACAGGCATAGATGCTGCCATTGTTGTCTGACCTAGTGCATCAGGAGTACCTGCCTCTATAGAGATTAAATTAGATGTATAAGATACAATCTGAGCTAAGTATGTATTAGGATTAATGTAAGTAATAGGAAATGCAGGAGTACCTGATGCATTATTTCCTGCTTCAAAATATACAGGTGGTAAGAAAGCTCCTGGAGCAGGTGTGGGATCCCATATCCTTACTTCTAACCATGTAAGATCATTAGCATCTACAACTAAAGCTGCTTCAAAGTCAGTACCATCTTGAACAGCAGTTAATATTTGTGTTAATAATGATTCTACTTGATCTGTATTTAAATCTATTTCTTTTAAATAATCACAAGCACATTGTTGACCTTGTAACATTTTGAGTTGCCAAGGAAAGTTATTTCCCTGTAGTCCACTATTTTTTAAATTTCCTATACTATTTGACATGGTTTATGTTATTTAACATGTTTCTTTATTTTACAATTCTTACTTCTCCTGTAGGTGTGCTATATAGTTCTCCAACTTTAAGACCACCTGCAATAGCTGCTGCATTATTAGCATACTCTCTTCTTATATTTGCTAAGAGTGCATTAAGATGCCCAAACTTAGCAGGAGCCATATCATTCTCATTTTTAAGATATGGATCTGGTGATACTGGAACAAACTTTACCATGATTATAATTCTCTAATTCCACCACCAACTCTATTTTGAACTGCTTGAGAAAGATCCTCACTTGATTTTTTAATGATAACATTTTTTTGTTCAGGATCCAATGTTTTCTTAGCAACTACAATTTTTTGAGGAGCTTCATATTGTCCTTTGAAAAGCAATCTTCCAGGAGCTGAATAAAACTCAGATTCAAATTCAATAACAAGTTGTGTATATTCTAAACCTTTCTCAGGTGCAGGTAAAGTTCCATAAACTATGCCACCCTGAAAAGTTTCTTTCAGTGCTACTACTGGTTTTTGATTTTGATAACTATAAGTAAAAGTAAACTTACCGTCAAATCTAAAGTTTTCTAAACTATTTCCGTATTGGTCTACCAATGTGAAAAGTGTATTTTCTGCCATGATTTCTATTTTTTAAAATTATTAAAGTGTACTGTATACTACAGTTGATCCTCTTTCTACTGCAACTTCTATATCAACATTTACAACGGCATTAAATGGTACACTGTATCCACCAATAACCCAAAAGAAATGCTCATCTGGAGTAGTAATAGTATTATCTCTATTTATAAACATTAGAGTTGCAGCTTCTACAATACCTGTAGCATCATCTTGCACTAATGCAAAGCTAGTAACCGGTGTATGAGTTTCACCAAAGAAACTATCAATGGCAGATACATTACTTGCATTTTTAACTACAGCTACTGTAGGAGAAGATGTAGTTATTGAACCTAATAATCTAACATAAGTTGCTGCAGGATCTTGCATCAATACAGTTCCTTGAAGTTTATACACATCATATTCAACTCCTCCAATAGTAGTTGTATAGTTGTTTATTAGATTACAAGCAGAAGAACAATCTGGATCAAAACCAGTAGTTTCTACTGGAGCACTCACTATTCCCAATACTTTCTTAAAATACGGTAGGTTTCTACCTAGATATTGCCACACTTGTGTTAGTGGACTTTTGAATTCTGGATATGTTGCCATGATTAAAATTTTACAAATATATACTATAATATACAAAAAATTTTTGAATAAAAAAAATCCCCAGAAAAATTTCTGAGGATCTTTTTGTTTGATTAGAGAAAAGTATCAAAACATGAGTCCCATAAAGAATGCAATAAACAACATTACAACTAATGTCATGTTAGCATATTTTTTTCCTTCAGGGTCTTCTTCCCACACGTTATGCATTTTATTATATAAAGGTTTGCTCATAGCATTATTTATTAAAAACAAAAAGCCTAGAGTGGTAAGACCAATAATAAAAAGTATTCCTTTTAACATCATAGTGAATCAATTCTTCTTTGTAAATATACTAAAGCTTTTTGTAAATCCTCTTTTTTTGTAGAAATATTTTTCTTACCGGCTCTTGCTACATACTTAATTACGTTACCTAGGTAGAAATCATCATCAAGGTCCCAGGCTTCTAATACGTTGAATACTTCATAAGGATTATCTTTACCGCCATAATAATCTGGCCGGGGTCCTTTATCTAAGTTTACAACTCTTTTCTGCCAGTCTACTTCTACTGCTGTAGGGCAAGTTGGTTTATAAAGGTTGGTGTCCTTTCCATAAACTCCATCTACCATATCTTTATATGGAGATTGTTTATCACTACGGGTGCATGCTTTATATAAATTATTTTCCATAACTTACCATACTATTGCTATTGCTGTATCCGGAACCAAGATTCTCATTTTACCATCTACTTCAATTTTCTCTCCTGATTCTAGAGCATATGTTTGAACATATACATGATCTCCTTCCATAATACCAGTGATCTCATCTCCAATAGCATACACTTCTAACTTCTGCCATTGTTTCATAGCTTCCATCATTCTTGCATCCTCATCTTTTGCAGATAATTCTACTGCTGTTTTTTTAAGTTCTGGTATTGTGATCAATACTCTTTTTCCTCTTAGTGCTTTCATAGTGGTTATTTTAATCCTTTTGCAATTCCTTTTACACCATACATCTGAGCGGTTTCCAATTCAGTCATTGCCACGGCAAAACATCTTTTAGCTTCCGGATCAGTTGTTAAGTTTGACTCATTGTTCAAATAGTCAATAGCATCTGCCATCATTCTTTTAAATGAACCTATCTTGTCATCACTAGACGGGTTGAAATTAATATGACATCTCTTCTCTCCAAGTGTCATCTCTCTTGTTACTTCTTCCATTGTATTTAAATTTAATTTGTTACTTCATCATACATCATTTCAAAGATGTCTGGTTTACATGGGTAATATTCCCCCTTGATTCCTTTGATCACATAATCCCCCGGGGAAACTTTCATCTTACCTTCCAAGGTCTTAATGTAAAATCCATTAAAGGTGCCCGCAGTAAAATCAAGTATTCCTTCAAACTGATCTTCACTTGCAATAACTGCAGCCATCTCTTCTGTCCCATCCCATTGTATTGCCTCAATAGGAATTGGTTTCTTTACAAACTTACGCGTCATATTTTTGTTTTGTGTTGGTTAATACTTCTTCTTTTTCTTCAGGTAATCCTTCAAGGATATTCAGTTTAATTTTTTCTAATAAACCTACTACAGCTAGATTACCATAAGTGGCATCTGCTATTCTTACTTCTAATCCTTCACCTTGTTCTGTGATTGACAATAAAACTTTATCTGACATATTAATTAATTTACTTAGTTCATCATAGAGTTCCCTGGCACGTAGATTATCCATACCAGCTTCTCTAACTTCTTTAGTTATTCTCTCCCACAACTTTTTCTGCTGGAGTGTCATCCTCATGAATAATTTGAAATTGTGCTAATGCAAGAGATGCTACAGACACAGCATTCTCAAATTCTTTATGATCCATAAAAAACTTCCAGTTATCCTCAGATGATGGATCTGCATATCTATATCTCATCACCGCAAATGTAGCTTCAAAGATTTCATGACAAATTACATTCCAAACATAATGAGGATCTGTATCTAAATCTCTGGTTCCAATAATTATCTTGTTTACACTTGTTGAGAAGTTACCACCCCCATCAGTTGGATCTTGGATGATCTCATATCTATAACAGGAAATGTATATTTCTTTTGGGAATATTATTTTCATACAGTGTTGTTGGTTGGACAAATATAAAAACTTTTTTTGTTTAAACTAAAAACCCCGGAAAATTTTTCCAGGGCTCTTAGCTAATTTTAAACAAGTAAATGAAAGTAATTAATCGAAAACAGGACAAATATAATAATTATTTTCCAATAGCTGGATCTATTCCTTTTTTTATTTCTCTACCAAAAGTAATATTATTCTTTGCCCGGATATCCTTATGGGTAAACTGCCAGAATTCTCCAGTGGCTGTAATAATAACTGTGTAGATAGTATCAGTCTCATACCCATAGTCAGTAACTAGCCAGATAACCCCGGGTCCTTTTGGTGTGTTAACTTCCATTCTATTGGTTGGTTCATATATCATATCCTATAATTTTAATTTTCTCATCTCTTTCAACCAGTGCTTTATATAACTCTATATCTGTAGACCATTCTTTACCGGTCCAAAACTCAAACCCCAAATAGCTTCCTTTATAGAGACAGCATAACTCATAGCCTCCTAATAAATATACATACTCGCAACCTAAGATCTTGGCAGTTTCACATTCATAGTACTGAGCAACTGTACCCAGGGAAAGTTTTGGATCCTGATAATCCCATATAAACTGATATGCTACAAACTCTGTTTCAAACTGTCTATATAAACTAATACCTACCAGATGATCTGTCCAGTATTCTATAACTTGGCAATCTTTAAAAGACTCTAGTTTAATATCTCTTTTAAACCCATGGTGATTACAGTACTTTTCATAGAGCTCAGTATAAGTTTCTTGATGTGCTAATACATCTCCTATGGCAACAGTAACTTTTTTAGATAATTTCTTTGTAGTCTTAGTGGGCCTATAAATACTTAGATTTAATCTGGTGCTCCGTTCATTATACCACTTACCCTCCCATGGTATCCATCCTTGGTGTAATGCATCTGTGGTAGATTCATCAGGATCAAGTATACCATAGGCTCCATTAACTATAACCTCTAGATCACTAACTTTACCAAAGCCTAAGATATGATCAAAGAATACTTTCATTTTTTAAAGAACCCTTTCTTAGGTTGTTCTTTTTTATCAAACCCTAACTTTTCAACAATTTTGTTAGCTTGTTCTTCCGCATAACTAATTACCTCTTCTTCCTTATCCTTTATGTTCCAGTTATTTAGTAATATACTCATGTGCATAGTTTCATGCATAACAGCTGTAGCTTTCTCTGTAGAGGAATATTTTTCAAAAGGACCCATGTTCAAAAACAAGAATGGTTTATGCGGAGCTTTTGCTGTAAGCTTCTTATCTGCCGGATCATAGTTAGTCCAACCATAAATATAAACCCCATTACCTACGGTCTTATCAACCTCTTCTGCTTGAGCATCTTTTCTATTTAACCCATGCATTTCTTCTACATCATAATAATCAAATATCTCGGTAGCATTTTTACCAACAAGGAGTACATACTCCCCCATGTCAATCTTTTTCATACAGCTAAATTAAACTTTATTTTTTATTTCTTCAGCCCAGGCCAGAACATAATCTTCTATGACCTTTTTATCTAGCTCGGGTACACTTGCTACTAAACTCTCTATACCATACATAACATTATCTGTGTCAGGTTCAGTAATGTTCTTAGACACTGAGTATGTCTTATCCTTTATCTTTAAACTAATCTCCATAATATAATATACAAAAAAAACCCCAGACTTTTATATCCAGGGTTTTTAAACAATAAATCTCTAAGTAATGATACTTAATAAATCTATACAAACATACAAACTTTTTTTAAAATAAAAAATTTTTCCTATAGGATTTTTATAACATATTAGAGATGGTGTTGGGTCCTCACTACAAGGCCCCCCGGCCTCTCCGCTCGGCAGGGGTACCCCCTGGTCAAGCCAGCTGTCCAAATGAATTTGTCCATCTGTCTAAAAAAATTTTCCTGGCAGAAAATGTTTTTGTTAGCCTATGCCATGCTGTGCATGTCATGGCTACTGTCCTAGTCATGCTTCACATGACATATGACAGAGGGAGGGTCTAGCCCTTGTCATAATATAAAATAAAATTTTATCTTATGAATAGTATTATCATTCGGGTTATATCTAACCCTCATTCTAAAACTAGTTGGATCATCTATCCCAACGGCATGAAGCCTTTTGTGATAGCTAAATCCAAGGCCAAAAGCCTTAAGCCTAATAAGGCCTACCTTGTAGACCTTAAGTCTAAGACTTATGGCAATGGCACCAAGACCTTTGTCTATGCAGTCAAAGTCCATGGTGAGCTAACAATAAAGAAGGGTAAATAACCCTTCTTTTTTTTTCCCTTCTTTTTCTAGCCCTTAACTTAATTGGTTAACCAATTAATTTATAATTTATGCTTTCAGCAAAATTCCTTAAGATGGGCAAAGGCGGAGCCTTAGCCATCTATGAAGTTCGCGGAACTTCATCTGAGTTGTCTAATTTCATTAGCAACAATTTTAAAGATAGAGAACCTATCTTTAAAAGCACCATTGATGGGAAACCCATCAAAGATGCTAATGGAAATAAAGTTCCACTTTATTTCACTTCTTACCCGTTGCCGGGCAAGAATATTTGGCACCCTTTGTACCAAGTCCAAATGGGTGACAATGCAGGTTCTTGGACTTTGGACAAGTCCGAACTGCAATTTGAGTCTCTTGTTGCCAAGAGCCAAGGCGCTGACTTAGGTCAGGCCATAGCAAGTGAACTTGCTAAGAAGTGGACTGCAAGCAGTGCCCCTGTATCTTCCTCTGCATCAAACATATTTGATGAAGATGAAGAAGATGATGCTGATGATGATAACATCACAGCAGAGTCTGCATCAGAAGATGCAAACATGGATGAACTTCAAGAAGTTGCATCCACAGCTAAGGCTTCAAAGAAGCCATAGCAAAATAATAAGAGTAGCCACTAACGTGGTTACTCTTTTATTTTTTTGATACCTGAAACATTTCCCTTTCTTTTCTAGCCCTTATCTTGATTTGCATTTGTATTCCTAATGGAATACTGCAAACCTGACAGTTGATATATTAAAATTTTCTACATAGAAAATATAAAGCAGCAGGCTACTTGCTACTTGCTACTTTCAGCTTTCATATTTCTACATTATAGTATTATTCACACTATAATTTACACATCATGCATACTCACCCGGGAATGCTTGATACCTGCAGTATAGTAATTGTACATTACTTGTAAATTTCAAAGCTTATTTTATCTAAGCTTATGTATGTTATTGTTATTGAGTATCACTCTCATACCAATACTATACTATCTATCTAGAAAACATATATACTATATAATACTTTAGTATTATTATATATTTTATATAGCTAAACCTAGTAACCAATAAATATCAATATATGAAAACAAGAAACTATGATTTACTTGTTATAGGCATTATGATAGGAACATTAGCTACTGTTCTTATAGATGTACTATTATCTTTTGCTTTCTCTTTAGATAGAGAGAACAAGTCTCCGGAAAAATCCTACAAGGCTGTAGGTGGTAATATTGACATAGAATATTACTTGGAAGTATCTGAAGACTCAATTTGGGTTGAAGGTGTACAATCTAAGAAAGTATACAGTGGTAAATACTCTGACTTGGATTCATTAATCAATGTAGATAACTTATAGTTATCTATTCCTTACTGTTAGCAAACAGTGACAAACCTGTGGGGCTACTATTGGGTTCTATATTTCTCCTGCAAAGAGATTTATAGTGCTACATATCATTTGCAGTGATATAATCCAAAGTTAGTGCAGACTTAAAAATCAGGTATTTTACATATAGCATATTGATAAAGCTATATGAGTTTAATTTAAACTAGACAGTTTTATACACGGGAGCAATCTGGCAGTGTGATCCTGTTGACCACAGCAGTAATATGTGGTATGTCATTTATCTATTCTCCTACACAAGATTCCACTTGGGAGAATACAGCTGACTGAAGTGGAATTCAGTTTTACTTACAAGAATAGAACTCAGCGGTTCTTACTATGATCTAGGAAATCATATGTGCTTGTATTTTATGTGTAATTGAGCACAACATTATTATCTAACTATGATCTAGTCCTGTGTACCTAGCACAGGCAAGTCCTCAAATTAAAAAAATTAAAAGCTATGATTTCAAATTCAATGATTGCAAACAGAGAGTACGTGGATACTTATATGCATTTTAACACTAAAATTACTGAAGAGTTGATTAAAACAGCTGAAAAACTATTCAGAAGAGAACTAACTCCTCATCAAACTAGAGAGATTCATAAAATGGAACTCAAAGATAAGCAGTGGTTACTTAAACAGTATAAATCAGATATCAAGTTCACTAAAGAACCTGATCTTGATCATTTATACTAATGACCTTTCCTGAGCATGAATTAAAACTGCTCATTACTCTCATCCAAGCAGGATAAAGATATAACCCCAAAATCATACTAGCATTAGTCATATGTACGAAGCAGGAACTTTGGGCAATCAAGGGTTGCAACCTTGTGAGAGTACTATTAATGCACCATTCCTGATTCCCAAGGTCAGGCAGTTGTAATGTACCTCATAGATGTTCATATGCATGAGGCAAATGACATACATCACTGGTTGATTGGACTATAAATCCATGATGTTAGAAAGTGTCAGATACGTAATAGTATAAGTACATTACAACTGAGTGCAGAGGGGTAATTAACTTATAGAAACTTAATTAATAACTTAAAATTAAACTCAAATGAAAATTCATTTACATTCAAAACAAGGTCTTTATGAAGTAGAGACCTATGGTAGAGAAACAATTACTTGTTCTACTAAGCATAACTTATTTCAAGTACCAACTAGTGACTTCAAGTCATTTGCCGGTGGTAATTGGAACTTTAATATCAGCAAAGAAAAGATGGATTTATTTCTATCTGTTGTTCAACCTGAAAAATATAAACTTCAAGTTGAGCAAGAAAATGAAATCATTACTCTTGCAGCAAGAATGGATATGATTAAAGAAGCTGTCAAAGCTTCATCTATACAATCTGTTGTTGAAGAAGAAGATGGTCCAACCAAAGAAGATTATGAAAAATGGTGGAGACAAGAATCTGATAAGAATTCTGAATTGAATAAAAAGATGAGAAAAATTGCTCATGAAGTATATTCACAAAAACTTGATTTTAGCAACTTTCAGGTAACTAAAGGTATCAAGTTCATCATACAGCAGGATCATTATGATGATGATTCATATAGATTCTGTTGGGATCCATATGGATTTGTATCTAATGGTCACAGTGATATCAGTAGTATTTTTTATGCTGATGATTATGGTACTGTTAGTGGTGGTTGGATCAAGATCTTTGAAGATAACGTGATTCTATACTACAAGTCAGGTGACTATGGAGTATATGATGATGCTATTGCTATGAAGTGTGCAAAGAAACTATTTCCTGGAAAGAATATACATTCTTATGCAGGAAGACAATGGGATGAAGAACTTGATAAAATGTTCTTTGATCTTCCATTCTAACTAGATGTCCTGAGCAGGACAATAAACTGCTCATTTACTTAAAAATTAATTCAAAAATCAATTTAAAACAAAAAGCAAATGAGAAATTTAGCAAACAAAGGGTTGAGCATGTCCCAAGCACAAAGTATTAGTAATCTTTGTAATCAAAATGCACAAGAAATCCAAAGAGAATTGGATTCTTACAACAACTGTAGTAAATCTATTACAGTTGAAGGTCAGGTATATTCATTACAAGATGGAGCACCTATGCCGGATAACATCCTTGACTTATTGAAGAATAAGGGTGACTTGCATGCTTGTCAGGCTTTCTTGATGGAATCAATCAAGAGCAAAGATGCTGAACTTTCTAGACTTAAGTATAGTCAACCTGATTTATCTCACTTAGTTAAACCTGAGAGAGAGTTAGTAGATGACTATAAGATAGAAGATGGTGTTGATGAATCATGGGGTTGGTCTCAATTATCTGATTCTTTATATGCTGAATACTTACAAGCTGAAGCAATGGCTTCACACTTGGGTCAATTCATCCATAAAAGTGGTAAACTAACTCAATTGAGAAAGGAATTACCAAATACTCCTAGTATTGAGTGGTTTGAAGTTGAACAAGGTAAGAAGACACCAGTGAAGGTGACTAAGCATCATTTAGCTCCTGTCTTAATGAGTATTCATGAAGACATTGCTGAACAGCATAGAGTCTATGAGCAGAAAGTAAATTACTTTAAAGCCAAAGTTAAAAACTTGGTGAGTGATGAAAATGCTAGAATCCAAAGAGTTAATGCTGATAAAGCTGCTGAGTACTTAAAGCTTGAGAAAGAAGCTCATGAGAAGTATCAGTTATCAATGGATGCATACAATGGTGAAGTTCTTAGACTTACTATGGAGTTTAATTCTCAGAGAGAGTTAGACATCAAAAATACTGCAGCATTGAGAATCAATGTTGATCCTAGATTTCAGCATGTAATTGACATGTTCATTGCACCTGAAAAATAGTGAACTAATTAGGTGAGTAAGAGATAAGCACAAGCTGATTCTCTTACTCTTTATACCTAGTGACAGAAATTTAGATAAAATTCAATGGTTGATAACCATTATAACATTATGGAATGTACTTTTAATACATAAACCCAGAAACCGCTTCTCTTCAAAACTTATAAAACTGAGATAGAACTCACCGTTAGACAGGTTACTGCATCATAGATATGCTGTTGGCTAACATTGAGACTTGGTATTTGTATTTGCCTTTGTAGAAGAGAAGGTCTTTGAATTTGTATTTGAATTGGACTTTAGCTATATATTTCTGTCACTCGGTAACTATTTACTTAAAAATTATTCTATGGAAAAACTTCAAATTTTAGATGGAGGTTATAGTTACAATAACTATAAAGAAATAATGCAGTATTCTGAAGAAAAACAACGCATGTTGTTTTATGGAAAGCAGGTTTATGACTGTAGCTATATTATAAGAAAAGAAACCGATACTCATATTTATTGGAAAGTTGTAAATAAAACACCAAAATTTTATAATAACAAGTTATTTTATAAAACTGAGAATAAGTCAGGTATAACTTATGATAAGAAAACAAAATCAATTAAAATATGGTTTGGTTTACCTTATTACAGATTATCTAATATTATTCTTGATGATGTTTATTCAACATTCAAAAAGAAATGGGTATTAAAATGTTCTACTGGAATTGGTTCATTGATTAACAATACAATATTTAAAAGAATACTTAAAGATAAGGTTCTTAATGAAAAGGATATTTGTAGAGATTATTTAAAAACTTGTCCGTATAAGCATAAAGAGATTGATCTTGATCAATTTAAAAATTTTGCTTCTTCTCTATATACTTCACCAAAAACATATAGTGATTATTTTCTATGTGCAAAGGACTGTAGTGATTTAATGAAATTTCTTCCAAATAACACATACAATCCGGTAGTAGATAGTTTAGTTAATAAGGCTCTTATGTTAGATGAAAAACTTGATTTTAGTTTATCTCAGAATGAGTTTGATAATTTAGAGATAAAATGGACAAAATTAGTTTCAGATAAAAATATAATACTTCAGTTTATATGAAAAATACAATTTTAGAAATAGAAAAACAGATTGCTTTGTGTAAGCAAGAACTAGAAGAACTGCATCTCGCAGAGCCAAGTGAATATTGGTATAAGATCAGAAGAGCAGATTTGGAATTACATATCTATCAGCTGGAAGAAGCTATAGAAGTTGAGAAAAAGTTATTAAGAGAAAAAACAGCCGCAGAGAATACATTTATTATTGTTTTATGGGCAATAGTATTAACAGGATTAATTTTATTATGCAAATTATGAAAAAGTTATTTATGATTATGGCACTTATGATTGCCGGAGTTGGTAGCTCACAAAAATTACCAAAGAATCTTACTAAAAGTGAGAGAAAGTTTGTAAAAAATGTTATTGAACTTACTAATGATGTTCTAGTGACTGTAACCAAAAGAAATGACAATGTGATTGTAGTAGAGTTTCATAACACTATGTACACTCTCACAGAGAACGGTTACATTGATGAAATGTGGATCCTTGAAGATGAGGATTGGATGGCATTAGGTAGAGAAAAATAACCTTTAAATCAGAATAGAATGAAAGCAAAAGAAAAAGCAAAAGAGTTAGTTGAAAAATTTATGCCATTTATTGCAGGTGCGGATAGGTATAATACAACACTTGGAATTTATGATATAGATATATCCAAACAATGTGCATTAATTGCAGTTGATGAATTAATTGAAGAATCTTATTTTACATATGGTTATTATGATAGGCAAGATTATTGGGAACAAGTTAAACAAGAAATAAATAACCTTTAAATCAGAACAATGAAAACAGTATTAGAACAAGTAATATTTGACTTATTTGATGGAAACCCACCTCAATGGGCAGAACTTATAATTAAGGAAGGTTTAGAAGCTGAGAAAGAGCAGATGTGCAAGTTTGCATCTGACTATGTAGAAACTCAATGCAATGCAAGTTTTGATGGCAGTGTATCTGTTGACATTACAACAGAAGAGTATTATAACCAAACCTTTAAATCAGAATAAAATGAAAAACATTAAATTTAAACTACATAAGATTGTAGGTAAATGGGTGAATGATGATGTAGATATTATCCCATCAATAAAATTTAGAACTGGTAGTAAATCAAATGAAACCACATCTGTAACAACAACAATGGTGTGTTTAGCATGGTTAAAATGGGCTATTGGTATATCAGTTAGTAAATTAACCTTTAAATCAGAATAGAATGAAAGCAAAAGAAAAAGCAAAAGAGTTAGTTGAAAAATTTATGCCATTTATTGCAGGTGCGGATAGGTATAATACAACACTTGGAATTTAT